CGTCCAGGGATTCCCCAAGACAAAGAACCTGCCGTAGCACCTGCGATAAGCGAATTTCCGCTATTGGTAGTTCCGGTTGCGGGTACGTGAAGGTTTCCATCACCCGTTGGGTGAGAGTAGTTATTATATTCCGTAGAAAGCGGAATATTGTAATATGTAGTTCCGTTATTGGTGAATGTCCATCTGTCTGTTGTCTCGTTCCAAAGAACGTCAACCTTTGATGAAGACCCACGATTTACCGTAATACCTGCATTCTCCGTTGGGGTTGCAGCAGCGTTACTATTAAGTTCAAGGATATTGTCTTGAATAGTTACGGTCTCGGTATTTACTTGGGTAGTAGTTCCACTAACGGTAAGGTTTCCTGCGATTGTAACAGTAGTGCCATCGTCAGTAATTGAAGAATTAACTAACTGACCATTCGTGCCATCCCACTTTAATACTTTGTTTGCCGTGAGTGAGCCACTTCCTTTCAATGAAAGAGTAAGGCTTCCAGATGCACCACCGCCATCAAGACCACCGTTTGTATTTACTGCCTCAATATCTCCACTTACGGCCTTCCAAGTAGGCGTAGCACCACCAACGGTACATAGGTAAATGATACCACCATTGTAATAGATTTGTCCCTCAACAGGGTTTGATGGTGCTGTACCTAATGGTTGAATTACTGCGTTTTGCAGTTCATTCTTGTTTAGGTCAATGTGATTTAAAAACTTGACTGCCATAATTAATTTATATATGCTTTTCCGGAGAAACTACTACTGAAATTTACAATAATTTGATTAAGTGTGATGTAGTTAACATCACCAACAACAACACTACCTGCTGAATCAACAACAGTCGCTGATGGATATTTACCAAGGTTGTGGTTAATAGTCCAAGAGTTTGATGCAGTTCCTTGTGTGTGTACGTACTCAATGGCTTTGTTTTCCCAAATGCTATTACCGGAGTTGTACAACAATGCGTTGCGATTTGATGGAGAAGTGATTGACACATCGTGTAATTCGCCTACTTCAAATCCATTCTGAACACGAACAACCATTGACCCTGCCGTTGGGTGTGAGCGTGTAACAACGCCCAAGAAAACCGAATGGTTTGGTGTTTGCGGTGGAACTGATGTCATTTGACCCGCAACCGTGTCAAGCCACATATTGGTTCCCGCTACAATCTCCGATGTGTCAAGCGTGTGGATTGTACCAAGAACTGTTACATAACCATCTGATTCGTGACCAATATTGCCATTTACAATGCCAAACGTCTTTGATGACGTAACCTCTGATGTCGCAGATGCAAGGGCTATAGTCGGTCTGTTCCCGGTAGAACCATTTAAATAAATAACGCTCCCGTTTGGGATAAGAGAACCGCTATTATTTCTTACGGCAATATCAATGCGTTCTGCCTTATCTACCACGCCATCGTTATCTGTGTCGTATGTAGCACGAAGCATAAAATTGCCCGAACCTCCACTGATACCAAGGTCGGCAGCAACGTCAGATGTCAGACGAGTTACAAGCCTTCCGTTTTCATCAATGGTAAGATATACCTCTGCTGCATCCGCAGTATTGTCTGGGGACACAAATACATCGTCAATGAAATGTTTTTTACCCTTGATAAATTGATTGCCAAGGGTTCTTACAAATGTATTGATGTTTTCAATGTTACTCACAAGTTCCGTCTAAACGAATTGATGGATAATATACTGATGAATTGTATGTGTCATCCTCTACAAATAGGTCATTGCTGCTCTCTTGAGCCTTTGCTAAAAGCAAAGCATCTGCCTTAATGTAGTTAACTATTCGTTTATTGATGTATTCTATTTTTGAATCAATAGTAGAAACGATTGAATCAATAGACATACTATCAAGAGATTTTTCCTCTGATTTTGTTTTTGCAATTGCCGTGCGCAAAAGCATGGCAGAAGACTTGACTGAGTATAAGCAAAGGCTATACTTAACCAATTTAAATAATCCCAATTGAGACTCTGTTAAGACCTCATCGTAAACTCCCTGCTCAAGTTCCTCGTATAATGTAGTCCCAAGCAAATCTTGAATAGATGTTGCTTGTTCCATTACAATTATTGAGAGGAGTGCAGATTTATCAAACCGACTTGGTAGTGGGTAGTTTTGATAAATGTAGTTATCGTCAATGAAAAGTACCTTAACCATTTTGTGCCGGATTATTTTGAGTGATGTCTGTAGTGTTAGCACCCTTCAATGCCTCAAGATTAATCTGCTCTTCAACTACTGAAAGGTTAATTTTCTCATAATTAACTGTAGCCAAAACACGTCCAATCGCATCCATTAGCAATTGACGATTAGGCAATGTCTCTGTAGCACGGAAGATTTGATATGCTGTAACAAGTTCGTTTCCGGTACCGCCAAGTTTACCTGCAACCATGACACCAAACAATGTTGGAGATGTCACGTTATGTGCAGTAAGAATCTTTGAGTCGTTAAGACGAGCAAGGATATCTACAGTCTTGTCAAGGTTATTTACGTCAAGAGTTTTAAACTCTGGGGCTTCGTCCTTGTTCTTGACCCAAGATACGATTACGGGTTCAGCCTCTGAGCCAACAAATGATGCCTTGAATTTCTCGTACTCTTCACGCTTTTGTTCGTTGCTCATGTTACGTCCAATGAACGTAGCAAGAACCTTTGGTGTGAATGAATTCGCTGCGGAGTTACGGATGTGTTTACCAAACTCGTAATCAGCATTGATGAAGTGAAAGGCAGAAATATAGTTAGGGATTCCGTAGTAAGAGTTACCGCTATATGGGTTCTTTACGTACAGGACTTGCTCACGAACCTTGTCGTACTTATCAAATGCCTTAATCTTTGTTGGCGTATTATGCTGCATAGATACAGCCATGTTGCCAAATCGTCTACGGACGATATAGTGCGTGACCTTTCCATCAATCGGTTCTGCTGCCCGAACTCCTTTTACGTCAAGTGAGCGAAACTCAATCAACTTGGTGTGGTCTTGATTCCACTTGATGTAGAAAGCAAATGCTCCGTGCAATTCATATTGAAAGGCTGCGTGTACAATCTGGGAGTACAGGCCCTCTGACTTTCCTGCGCAGTTGGCTAAAAAAGCCTTAATCTCCGCTTGCTTTGCAGGTGTCTTATACGCATCCAAGTTATATTCAATATCACGCCCGGAGACCATCTTTGCTTTCTTGGTCACAATGCCGGAATGAACGGGAGATTGCTTGAACATCTTTTCAAGAACAACAGAAAAATCGTCATTTAATCCGAATTTAATGTAATCTCCAACAGGCGTATTTCCTACATTGTAACGACCATTGAGGCTCTCAATAGATTTCTCAAGGGGGTTGCTTGCTACATTGCTTTCCGTTGCTACAACGTAAGTATTCGCTGCGAAGTAATCAACTATGTTGTCCCAAAGTCCCATTCTGTACTAATTTACAAGTTACTGATTTTTACTGTATCAGAAAACAGTGAGTTTTGATTTGTTGATGTAATGTACTCGTGGTCAATTACATTACAAATATAACGACCGTACTCCCCATTTTCGCCAGAAATGGTTATGTAATATTCTCCTCCTTCAATGCTTGTTGTAGCCAAGTCTATTGGAAGGACGATAAATTCATTGCAGTCATTCAGAAGACCAAGGTCTTGAAGTCCGTAAAAATTATACTCCTTTGTCCCAACAACTTTAGATAGTTTCATATTGAAACTGTTTTGATTCATCTCGTATGTACGGATGAATGAAAGATAGTTAATAAGGCCGTTCTTGACTGATTTCATATTTTAAAAATAAAAAAGGGGAGGGGAATCCCCCTCCCCAATCTATTTAGAGAAATGCTTATTAAGCACCTACCTTAGCGAAGGCAGCAGCATCCATAGTCAATGCGAGAGAGTTCTCGTCACCAACCAAGGTCAACTGATAACGGTTCTTGTCGGTACGAGAAGCACCAGAAGCACCATCAACAGAAGAAGCATACAGACCGAACTCATAACCAACAGCGTGGTAAGTTCCGGCAGCAGTCTCAACAAAAGCAACCAATTCAGCACCGGGAACAGCAATAGCCTCCAAAGAGTTACGCTTGTCAGAGTTCATGCGCAAGAACTCCATCTGAATGGTAGGAACACAAGAAGAAGTTCCATCAGCGTTTACAGTCTTAACGTCTGTAAAGTTAGAGAAACCATCTTTATTGTTGAAGCCCAACTCCAATACAACGGTAGGAGTAGTAGAAAGGTTAGCAGCGATGCTCAAAGCACCTGCGCTTACCGTCACACCACCGTTCTCAAGCAAGTCGGCACGGTCAACAAGGTAAACAGATTTCAAACCGCCAGAGGCTAATTCACCACAAGCGTAAGAAACTGAAAGGCCAGTAAAATCAACAGGACATCCCATTTTAATGATATAGATTAGGTTGGTTTAGGGGAGTATTTCTACTCCCCCTTACCGATTATTATTAGGCGAAATTCTTGGCGTAAACAATCTCAGAACCCTTCAAGTAGGAGAAGCCCAACTTGAATTGACCCCAAATCTTGTCAGAAGACAATTCAGCCTCCCACTTCATGTCAATGGCACGAACGTCATTGTACTCGTCAGTCAACATAACGATGTTTTCTGGAGCAGAAATGATGAACTCACCGGCAGCCAAAGAAGGGAAGTGAATAACTTCCATACCGTAGTATGCGGGAATGTTACCCTCAACAACACCTTGAGCAGTCGTAGTGTACAAGCCTGCGATAGCGATTTGATAAGCCTGTACAGCAGCAGTACCCATGAAGAAAGCGGGCTTCAACTGACGGTCAGCATCACCGTAAACGGCAGCCAACATAACAGCACTCATAGTCTCGTAAGCACCTTGCATCTTAGCCAAGATGTTAGCAGAAGTCAAAGCAGCATTGGTATCGTAATCAAGAACAGCAGCGTCAGCAGCGAGTTCAGTAGTGATAGCCGTAGCAGCCAATTCCAAAGCCTTCTGAGCAGACAATTTAGCGAAGTAATCAAAAACCCAATCCTTGAACTGAGCATCCATAGTCTCTTCGTTGTGCTGTCCTTGCTTGAGCAATACAGAACGGTAGGTGGTCTCAAGAACATTCTTGCAGTTCAAGAAAGCCCACTTGTAGGTGCTAACCGTCATCTCTTTCTCGTCAATAGAGGCAGAAGATTGTGGGTCAAAAGCACACAGGTCAGAACCAAAGGTCAAGGAAGCATCAAAGATGGGAACTTGAACCTTTGACTTTACTCCGTCAATAAGACGGAAGCGGTCAAGCACTTTAGCACTCTTTACCATTGAATCAATAAAGAGGCCGGGGGTGCGATTTCCCCAATCCAAAGTAGCAACTGAAATCGCCATTTTACTATAGTTTATTTAGTTTAATTTACAATTTTAATAAAAACGCTTGCCAAAGAACTTGTCAATCATATTTACTTTCTCTGAAGTGATTCGCTCAAAGGAGCGTGTCTTGTCTTCAACTACCTCATTAGAAGGCTCAATACCCTCTTGTTCGGCAGACAAAGCCAATTCAGCCTCTAAGACAGAGTTCACTTCGGACTCTTGATTTTCAGCAGAAAGAGCCTCTTCAACCACAACCTCTTCGGCCTGGGGTGCTTCCTCGGAAAGGACAATCTCCTCTACCTCGTTAACAGCCTCAACAACCTCTTCGGCAGCGGGTTCTTCAGCGGACATTTCTACTACTTCTTGTGTTGGCTCTGAAGTAACTTCTTCAGTTTGAGCAAATTTCTCTTGAGTCTCAGCCCAAAGTTCCATAACCGCAGAGTGGTCATCAGAAATTTTTGCTAAGGTTGCCTCAATTTTAGAAATACGCTCACCCAACTCTACAGCGAATTTGAAATCCATTTCACTATTTAAGTTTTGTTCAACGATATCTGTTTTAATTTCAATGGAAAAACCATTGAGTTGGTTAGATTTAATCTCCTCCCAAAGTTGTTCAGACTCAATCTGAGCCTTAACAAATACAGTTCCAATCGGAAGATTGTAGCCGTATGCGTTGCTTTTGTCCTGTTCTGAATCTTTCATCCAAACCTCAAGCATTGTAACGTCAGTCGTTTCAATAGCGTGTTCAATGTTGAAAGAGTTAAACAAACCACTCTTGCTATATTTATACATTATCTTCTCAATCGTGTCCTTTGGGAATACAATGTTGTATTCTCCCATTACTGCACTTCTGCGGTAGATGGGCATATCTGGAATCATGATTGGGCCGACAACTTGTTTCTTCTCCTCGTTTGCAAATTTAAACGAGTGTTCTTCTTCTGAAGACAATGTAATAAATCCCTCCTCAATGGCGGGACGATTAACCAATGAAATTCTAAACATACCGCTGTCCTCGGCTTCGCCAAGTACAACCTTGTAAAGTGGTAGGTTATTCATTATTGTCTCCTTTAAGATTTAGAGCCTTTAAAAATTCTTCTTCGTTAACGGGAATCCCATCTTTCTCAAATTGCTTTAGTTGTTCTAATGCAATCTGAAGGCGGTTATTCACATCATTAACCATTAATAACATATCAATGATGCCATCAAGCATCTCCTTGTCTTCCGGGCGCTGAT